GGTAGTGATTCAAATGGTGACCAGAAGCAGTTTGACATGACTGCTGTTAGCAGTAATGTATTTCAATATGAGATAGGCGAGTATGTTGAGGATGAGGGAGGTGTAATATTCCATAGATATATAGATGGTAACACTCAAAACTATTTAGTTATTGATACAACTGATCTATCAGCATCATCATTTTGGTCAAATATAAATAGTGTAGCAATTGGTGCAACAGCTCAAAGTTTATGGGATGGGTTAAGTAATTCTAATGCTATTGTAGCTCAAGTAGGTTTTACAAGTGGAGCTGCTAAATTGTGTTTAGATTCAGCTAATAATGGACAAACTGATTGGTATTTACCAGCTATTGATGAGTTAAGTTTACTTTGGCAAAACAGGTTTAATGTAAATAGAACTTTATCAGGTGCTTCAAGTGCTGGTACAATTCCTGGTACTCCAACACAAATTGGTTATAACAACTATTGGAGTAGTACGGAGCGCGGCGCCGGCGTCGCGTGGGCCTTCAACTTCGACAATGGGAGTGCCAACTACCTCAATAAGACCAACACATTCTATGTGCGTGCAGTAAGAAAATTTAGCATATAATTGCTATATTTGCACTATAAAATTTAATAAAATGAAAAAAATTGAACAAGACGAACTGTCTAGATTGACAGAACTTAATCGCAACTTTAGAGATTTGAAGTTTGAAGTTGCTGACATAGAGCTTTCATTCGAAAGACTTAAAAGCAAAAAACAATCTACTCTAGCAAACTTAGAGATTGCAGCACATGACTTGGCTAAATATCAAGAAGAGATAATTGCTAAGTATGGCGACATAACTATCAACCTACAGACTGGTGAGTATAATTAGAAAAATATCAATTGGTCCTGACTACATGAAGTCAATGAACTATACTGTTGGGCAGGAAGTTCTTGACAAAAGTTATTCTATCTATCAGATAATAAGAAATGAAGATGGCATTAAACTATATATCATTAAGGAGGACGAGATAGTTTTATGGAAGGAGTTTTCAGAGACTGTTCCTGTATCAATTGAGTATAATATAAATTTCTAATGAAAGCACCATACTGTTTTATCATCAAAGCTGTTGATGGTAGGAGGTATGACAACATAAGAACTTACGGAGACAAAGAGTTCATTGTAAGTACCTCGCAAGAAGATCACACAGTTTCAAATAGATTTGCTGAAGTAATATCTGTTCCAATTTATTATAATGGGCCGATAACTACTGGCGACATTATTGTAGTCCATCACAATGTTTTTAAGTTTTACTATGACATGAGGGGCAGACAAAAGAGCAGTTGGCATCACTTAAAGGATGACCTATTTGTGGTTGAGCCTGAGCAAGTGTATCTGTATTCCAAGGATAAAGATTATTGGAATGCACTATCTCCATTTGTTTTTATTAGGCCTGTACCATCTGAAGATAAGATGTTTAATTCACTAGGCACATTTGAAGAGCTGTGGGGGGAGATTGTATTTAAGAGTGATGACTTAAAAGAAGTAGAGGTTGGTGATGTCGTGTCATTCACCCCAGATAGTGAGTATGAATTTAGAATAAATAATGAAGTTCTTTATAGAATGTATAATAGAAATATATGTCTAAAAAAATAGAGATATTAGAGGCAGCTAAGGTTGCTATTGACGAGTTGATAAAGGTATTGAAAGAACCTATTATCACTCGATCTGAAGATGACATATCAGCAGATAAGTTAAAGAACGCTGCATCGGCTAAAAGGTTGGCATTTGAGGATGCCTTGAATATGTTAGCTAAGATTGAGGAGGTGGAGAATAAAAGTAGCGATTCACCTACGATAAACGTAGGAAATGGTGGATTCGCAGAAGGCAGAGCAAAGAAAAAGTAAATACTTTTTACAATAAGGCGTATAAATGGAAAATAATCTTTACATTATACTTGATGATTACATTCCTAAGAATGTATTGACAACTAAGAATAGGCATAAGTCTTGGGAGTATGGCTACAATAAAGATTATGATGTTGTAGTTATATCAAAAGATGGAACTATTGGTCAGGTATATGAGATTAATAGCATTAAGGTAGCACTTCCTTCGATACCTGAAAAAGTTACCGATTACGGCAACAAATGGGTAGCGCAAGAGTACCCATCTGAACTTCAAAAAATCAAGACAATATTTGATTGGAATAGAAGAGACAACACTTTTAAATCAAAGTACGTTGACTTGATTGAAGGAGAGTTTGACAGGCGTGACAATGGGCATTGGTTTATAAATAACAGTAAGCCAACCTATATGACAGGCACACATTACATGTACTTGCAGTGGACAAAGATTGACATAGGTCTACCTGACTTTAGGGAGTCAAATAGGATATTCTATATCTACTGGGAGGCATGCAAGGCTGACAATAGGTCTTTTGGGATGTGTTATTTAAAAAATAGACGTTCTGGTTTCTCGTTTATGTCTAGCTCAGAGATATGTAATACTGGTACAATTGTAAGGGATTCTAGGATTGGCATTATGTCAAAGACTGGTAGTGATGCCAAGAAGATGTTTACTGATAAGGTTGTACCAATTGTAAGGAACTATCCGTTCTTCTTTAAGCCTATCCAGGATGGTATGGATAATCCAAAGACTGAGTTAGCGTTTCGTGTGCCAGCAAGTAAGATTACACGTAAGAACATGGATCAAGAAAATCAAGAAGAGATTGATGGACTTGACACAACAATTGACTGGAAGAACACAGCTGACAACAGCTATGATGGTGAGAAACTTTTACTACTTATAGAAGATGAAGCTGGTAAGATAGAGAAGCCTGAAAACATATTAAATGGGTGGCGAGTAAGAAAAACTTGTTTGAGGTTAGGTAGTAAGATTGTTGGTAAATGTATGATGGGGTCTACATCAAATGCATTGAGTAAAGGTGGTGAGAACTTTAAAAAGTTGTACGGTGACAGCAACCCTAGGACAAGGTCAGCAAATGGGCAAACTAAGAGTGGGCTTTATTCTTTATTCATTCCAATGGAGTGGAATATTGAGGGGTATATAGATGAGTTTGGTTGGCCTGTATTTGAAGATCCTGATAAACCTGTGAAGGGTATTGATGGTGAGATGATAACACAAGGCGTAATTACTTGGTGGAACAACGAGGTTGCCGCATTGAAAAGTGACTCTGATGCATTGAATGAATTTTATCGACAGTTTCCTAGGAGCGAGTCGCATGCATTTAGGGATGAGTCAAAGCAGTCTGTCTTTAACTTAACAAAGATATACCAAGAGATTGACTACAACGATTCATTGATCAAGGATCAGGTATTGACAAGAGGTTATTTCCATTGGAAGAATGGAGTAAAGGATAGTGAAGTTGTATGGACTCCAGATAAGAATGGGAGGTTCTTAGTATCTTGGATTCCTAACAGTAGACTACGCAACAATGTAATTACTAGGGGTGGAAAGAAGTACCCTGGCAATGAGCACTTGGGCGCATTTGGTTGTGACCCATATGACATATCAGGTGTAGTAGGTGGTGGTGGATCAAATGGTGCGCTTCATGGTATGACTAAGTATCATATGGAGGAAGCACCAACAAATGAGTTCTTTTTAGAGTATATCGCAAGGCCACAGACAGCAGAGATATTTTTTGAAGATGTCTTGATGGCTTGTGTGTTTTATGGTATGCCATTGTTAGCGGAGAACAATAAGGCTAGGTTATTATATCACTTTAAAAATAGGGGGTATAGAGCTTACTCAATGAATAGGCCTGACAAGCACAAAACTAAGCTCTCTAAGACTGAGATAGAGATAGGTGGTATACCTAACTCATCTGAGGACGTAAGACAAGCGCACGCATCATCTATTGAGACATATATTGAAGAGTATGTAGGCCTTGATACTGAAGGAACATATAGAGATCCAGATTGTATGGGATCTATGTATTTTATAAAAACATTAGAAGATTGGGCTAGATTTGATCCAAACAATAGAACAAAACATGATGCATCTATTAGTTCAGGTCTAGCCATTATGGCTACACGTAAGCATTTGTTTGAAACAGAGAAAAAAGAATCGAAAATAAGTATTAAATTTGTAAAATACGATAATCGTGGAATTAGAAGCGAAATATTAAAATAATGGAGAAATTATCAGTTGCAATTTATCAATCACCCTTTCCAAACCAAATGGCTAGCGATGAAGAAAAAGCTACAGTAGAGTATGGTTTAAAGGTTGCAAAATCAGTTGAGGGTGAGTGGTTTAAGCGTAAAGCAAATACATGTCGGTTCTATGACCAATGGGGTGAATTCCATCGTTTAAGATTATACGCAAGAGGTGAACAACCAGTACAAAAATATAAAGATGAATTAGCAGTAAATGGAGATATGAAGAGCTGTCATTATATATGCAATTAAAATATAAGCCATCAATTGAGATAGCTGAGGAGGTTGCTATTGACACCATTCTTAAAATGAATGAGTACCCTAAACTAAAGAAGTTAGTCGACTATGATTTAACAGTTTTAGGTAAGGCTATTGTAAGGCATACATTCTTAGTGAATGATGGATTGAAAGTTGATTATGTAGATCCTGCTAATTTTATTCATAGCTATACTGAGCTAAATGATTTTTCAGATTGTTATTACTTTGGTGAGGTTAAGCAGGTTCATTACACTGAGCTTTTAAAAATAAATCCAAACTTAACAGATGAGCAGTTAAACGAAATACGTAACGCTTCATCTGCTTGGTATGACTACTTCCCTATTATCCGAAACTATCAAGATGATGCATTTCTAAATGAAGTAGTTACCTTGCTTTATTTCAACTATAAGACTAGCAAGCGTTTTGTATGGAAGAAGAAGATCCTTGAGAACGGTGGTGAGCGAGTAATTAGAAAGAACGATACATTCAATCCTCCAACGGAAGAAGGGATGATGTTTGAGAAAGTTGAAGCAGTTCGTGACGTTTGGTATGAAGGTATATTGGTAGGTGGTTCTAATATCATGTTGAAATGGGATATGATGAAGAATATGGTTAGACCTAAGTCGGCTACACAAAACGCACTTCCTAATTATGTAATGTTTGCACCTAGAATGTATAAGGGTAATACTGAATCATTGGTAAGACGTATGATTCCTTTTGCTGATCAGATACAACTTACTCACTTAAAGTTACAACAAGTAATGGCAAGAGTAGTTCCTGATGGTGTATTTATTGATGCTGATGGTATTAATGAAGTTGACCTTGGTACAGGTGCAGCATATAACCCAGAGGATGCATTAAAGTTATACTTTCAGACTGGTAGTGTTATTGGTAGAAGCTACACCCAAGATGGTGAATTCAATAACGCAAGAGTTCCTATTCAAGAGTTGAATTCAAATAGCGGTCAATCTAAAATGGCTGCTTTAATTGGTAACTATAATCACTATCTAAATATGATACGTGACGTGACAGGAATCAATGAAGTCAGAGATGGGTCAACTCCTAGCCCTGATGCATTGGTTGGTGTTCAGAAATTGGCTGCATTGAATTCAAACACAGCCACACGACATATATTAGAAGGTGGTCTTAACATAACTAAGAAGTTGGCTGAGTGTTTATCAATACGAATTGCTGATATATTAGAGTACTCTGACTTTGCTGAAGAGTTCGCTATGCAGATAGGTAAGTATAATGTTGCGATACTTAATGACATTAAAGACCTTTACTTGCATGACTTTGGTATATTCATTGAATTAGCACCAGACGAAGAACAAAAGCAGATGCTTGAGGCAAATATTCAAGTATCATTACAGCAACAAACAATTGACCTTGAAGATGCTATTGATATTAGAATGATCAATAATATTAAGTTGGCTAATGAGTTGTTGAAGTTAAAGAGAAGAAAGAGAATAGAGCAAAAGCAGAAAGAACAAGAGATGCAGTTCCAAATGCAAATGCAAAGTAACATTCAATCTCAACAAGCTGCTGCTGAATCTAAAGCTCAATTACTTCAACTTGAATCTCAATCTAAGATACAGTTAAGAGAAGCTGAAATGAATTTTGCTGTTCAACAGATGCAAGCTGAAGCAGCTATTAAAGCTCAGTTGATGGAGAAAGAGTTTGAATTCAACATGCAGCTTAAAGGCATTGAGACTGACAACTTGATTAAGCGTGAAGAGAAGAAAGAAGAAGCTAAAGATAAGCGAG